AGAAATTAGTGGTGCTACTGATCCTATGATGGGTATTGCTACATCAACAAAAGAAAGTGGTATTGCTGCTCAGACCAGAATACGACAAGGTATGATGACCTTACAAGAGCAGATGGAAAACTTAGATATGACTAAGACTACTGTTCTGATGCAGGCATTGAAAAATATGCAACAATTTTATACTCCAGATAAAATTAAAAGAATTATTGGTGCAGAAACCGAAAAAGCAGAGTCTCCAGAAGAGTTAGCGGTAATTAATGAGACTATAGCTAGGTTTTTAACCAACTTTGAAAAATTTGAATTTGATATTGTTCTTGATAAGGGCGAGAACTCACCTACAATGAAAGCTGCCAAAGCGCAGCAGGTGGGCGAACTTGTCAGGAATGGATTTTCGAGTTTATTCCCGCTTTATGTAGAGCTTTCCGACATGGATGCAGGAAGGGAAATCCTAGAGAAATTTGAAGAAGAGCGATCCGCACAAATGCAAGCGCAGCAAATGCAGTCTATGATGACTGGTGAGGACAAATCGTGATTCATAACACCCCCGAAATAAAGGACAAGGTACAATGGAAGAGCAAGTAAACTACATTGATGAGGCTAAAGAATTGGATGGCACTGCCACGGATTCTCCAGAATCAAATGTAACAGAGCAAACAGCAGAGACACCTGTTGCAGAACCAAAAAGCTATAAAGTCGGAAACAAGGAATTTTCTTCTGTGGATGAATTGGTAGAATATGCTTCTAATACAGATAAGTCTTATAGGAATCTTCAGGAACTCAATGGCAGGCAGACCAATGAACTTGGTGAACTGCGTAAGTCTCTTGATGAAATCAGGGTAAATACTTCTCCAAAAGAAGTAGAGCCAGAACTACCAGAATATGATCCGTATGATCTGAATTCGATTTTACCGCATATCTCTAAACAAATAGAAAGCAAGTTCGCTGAACAACGCAAAGTACAAGAAAGAGAGATCAATGAGAGTAGAATGAAAAAAGCTCAACAGGATATGATTGATGGTTTTATTAAGTCTCACCCTAATATGTCCAACGAAGAACTCCAAGCTGTTGCAAAATTCGGAGATGAGCGTGGGATCGCACAAATTGAAGATGCGTACACGCTTATGACAATACAACAGGAGAAAAGCAAAGCAAAAACGGAAGGCGTGAAACAAGTCACAGAAAAACTTACCCAAGCAGATGAAGTGCCAACAACACTTTCTAATGCTACTGGTGGGAATAAAACTGCGATTGACTTTGATGCTATCTCTCAGGCAGATTGGAATAAACTACCTGAAGATGTCCGTATGCAGGCTTTGTTGGAATCCTAAATAATATAGGAGTTTATTATGGCTTGGGACTCAGCCTTAAATGTCTCCAGATGGGCGAAGCAACTTGCGTATGAAGTTGGAAAAGAGATTTATTTCTCTAAGTTCATGGGGGACACATTTGAATCAATGATCGTTTCTAAATCTATGCCAGAAGGCAAAGGTAAAGATATGACTTTTGGTTTGGTAGGATACACAGGAACAGCAGTAACTGGTGATAGTGCATTGGAAAGTAATGAACAAACTTTATCTTCCCATGAATTAACTGTTACCACATCACAAAGGCGTTTTGGTGTAATTAATGCAGGTAATTTTGACGATAGTAAAGTGCTTTATAATTATCGTTCAGAAGCTCTTGCTCAGTTAAAAAGACAGTATGCTGAAGATCACGATGCACAAATTTTTAGTGCATTAACTGTTACTTCTGGTGCAGGTGCATTTTTAAGAGCAGATAATTCTGCATCTGTATATGCAGCTTCTGATCCAGAAGGTGATTTAGCTGCTGCTGATTTAGCTACAGCAGAGGACATTTCTAAGCTAAAGAAGATGGCTATGCTTGGTACTACTAAGAGTTACAAGATGAAGCCTATCAGAGTAGACGGAAAAGATCACTATGTTCTTTTAGTGCATCCTGAAGTAGCTTATGATCTTGCCAACGACACTACATGGCTAAATGCTCAGAAAAATGCGAATGTTAGAGGATCTGATAATCCAATCTTTTCTGGTGCTTTAGGTATGTATGATGGTGTAATCGTACATGAGCATGAAGGAATCACTACTGGTGACTTTGGCTCTGGAGATGCAGTCAAAGGCGCAAGAAATTTATTTCTTGGTGCAGGAGCTGCTTGTCATGCCAAAGTGGATGAAATGAGCTGGGTTGAAAAAACCTTTGATTATGGAAACAAACTTGGTATTGCAGCAGGTCAAATCTATGGCGTAGCTAGAAGCGCGTTTAATAGTAAGGACTATGCAGTTATACAGTATCTAACCGCAAGGACTGATCTGTAATCAGTAACTAACTAAGGGGCGGGCATTTTGCTCGCCCCGCCTTAGAGAGATTATGACATTAACTCAAATTAGAACCGAAATAAGAAATATTACTGGCGTAGAAGATACCAGTGTAGTTGCAGATGCTGTATTAACCGATTTGATTAACAAAGCTCAAATTATTTTAGCAGATGAGGCAAATTTGTTTTATGGATACGCAACAAGAAATAGTGTTGCAGGTACTGGAGAATATCAGCTAGTAAATGGAAATGGCAATACAATTAGTTCTTGGACAAAAGTAGAAAATGCAGCTTCCGCAGGCAGTTCCAATCTAGCAAATATGATTCGTATTTACAGAGTGGATTTTGACAGCGATCAAATGACTCGTATTGGTATGGATCAGATTTACAATATTTCCAGTGATGTTGGTGATGTACAAATGCCTTCTGCTTATGGATATTATATTAATGATGTCAACTTAGGAATATTCCCTATTCCTCAAATAGTAAAAGAAATCAAGGTGTATTATTATCATTTACCTACTGCATTAGATGGTGACAATGATGTACCTATGATAGATACTCGTTATCACGAATGTTTAGTGTATTATGGGTCATGGAAAACCGCAGAAAGGCTTAGAGATATGAATATGATTTCCTACTTTAAGAATGAGTGGTTAGAGTGGAAAGAAAAAGTGGTTATGGATCGTCAACGCAGAGCAGGAGAACCCAAGTTCAGTATTAATTATAAGGACTTTTAATGCCAAGATTACGGATTAGGGATTTCTCAGGTGGTTTGGTAACAAATCAATCTGAATTTGACATATCAGAAAATCAATACACTGCTTTTGAAAATGTAATGAATAAAATGCCTGGTCGTTTAGAGAAATTTCTAAATGATTCGGATGCAAGTGGTGGTATTACATCTTTGAATGATATGCAAACAGAACTTGTTTTATATCGTACAGAAAAAGATTTAATGAGCAACTCTAATACTTCTGTATGGTGGGTGGTAGGAAACGGAACTGTACTACGAAGGCAATCTACTTCAGCAGGTACTAGTGGCACATTTACTACGATTACTACAGGTTGGGGTAGTTATCCTTTATATGATTTTTTAGTTCATAATCAGATTTTAAGAATATCAGATGGTACTTTTGCTAACACTACTAAATGGTATGGTCATATTAAAAGAGATATTTTTGGAAAAAATATTGCAATAGGTGATGCAGGAACAGATGCTAGTACCCAAGTTCCAAGATATGCTGTAGTCACTCACAATACCACCATTAATAATTGGTATGTGCAAAATGCTGAATTGGTAGCTCCAACTGTTGTCAAGATGAATATGGCTCACGATGGTTTAATTTCATTGACAGATTGTAGTTATAATAATAGTACCTCTATTGCTACTGAAAATGATACACTTGGTTTGTCTGTTGGCATGGCAGTATCTGGTGATAATATTCCAAGTGGAGCAACTATTACTCAAATTACGGATGATAACAATTTTGTTATTAGTGCTGCAACTACAGGTGGAGTTTCAGATGAAAAAACTTTAACCTTTACTACATTAAGTAGTAATACAGATGTGGGTTTATTTGTCTATGAACCAAGAACAAAGTATTCTGTGACTTCTACTCCTGATACAGAAAGTGACGAACACAATGCTTGGATTAATGCTATGGATAATGAAACATTTGATCCAGCAGATAGATGGGCAGTTACATATCTTTATGACTATGTTCAGGAATCTTCTTTATCGTTAAATCGAAATGGGGAAATAGGGATTACTGGTTTTACTTCTGAAGCATTGGATCTTATTGAAGGCGATATAAGTGTATCAGACGGAACATTATTTTCAACCTATACCTATATTAAGATTGATGAAGAAATTATGTTTATTACTGCAATTAGCAGCAATACATTATATGTTAGAAGAGGTCAATTAAAAACACAAGCCCAAGAACACGCAACAGGAGCATCTGTTTTTTACCGTAGTTCTCCGCAAAAGGGTAGAGCTATTAATTTAGTTCTGAATGGTATTACTTCATCTGGTTATCACAATCCAAGAATAACTGGAATCAATATTTATTGGCAGCCTAAAGATGATGTAGATTGGTATTTGGTGGAGACTTTAGATCTAAATAGAGGATATTCTGATAGTCCTCTTGCAAGTGTACCTAACAATGAAGTCAATGGTAGTAATACTTTATTCCCTTTTTATTCATCTAATGTGTACAATGAATACGCTTTGAAGAATTATGGATATTGGCTGCCTTGTCCAAACTCAGTAGCAACAGACGATGTAATAAATGCAGTGGATGGCAGTGGTAATCAATTTACTTTAAACGCAAGCTATTGGAGTGGGCAAACTAATGAATTTAGATCCACCAGTGAGATAAGCGGTATTGCAATTTTGTCTCGTAAAGAAACCAATGATAGCACCAATTTAAAAACTCAGTTTAATAGATTAGGTTCTTTTTTTACTCCCATTTCTTCCGTTACCAGCACTAACTCAAAAATAAATTTTAGAAAATATAATAATATTAATCGTGTAAATAACTATGCTGCTACTACATCCAATGTTATCAAACAAAATCGGATTTCTACACATAGCGTATTAAGCGATAAAGTTACTACATGGTATATACCTTTTGATGGATTAAAATTAGCTACTTATAATTCATTAACTGGTAGAGCTGCAAAAACAAAATTAGCAGCAATTAAGTGGAATACATCTACTGTGGTAAACAACCGTGGATATTATGCAAATATAGATACCGTAGATGAGAATGATCAGATAGCTAGAGAAAAGAACAGAGTATATTTTACTGATCCATATAAGTTAGACGAAGTATTACCTGGAAGATATTTTGATATAGGTAGAAATGATGGTGATAGTATTACCCGCCTTTGTTCTTATCGAGGTAAGTTATTTGTTTTTAAACCAAATCATACCTATGTGTACAATCAAAGACATCAATTAGAAAGAGTATTTCAAGGCGTTGGCGCAGTACATAAGCACGCAGTGATTGAATCACCTCTTGGATTAGTATGTGCTAGTGAAGTAGGTGTATTTAGTGTAACTCCTACACAGTCTAGGGAATTGACATTTAATATTCGATATACTTATCAGGCGTTAACCTTTGATCAGACCGCAGTAGGATACAGTGCTAAAGATAGCGAATTGTATGTTATGTATGATTCAGATGCTTCCTCTATTTATGTAATGAACCTAGATAATGGTAGCTGGGTAAAACGATCTATTGATGCTACGAATATTTATACTAGAAGTAATTATGTATATGGTACAGGTTTACGCGCTCAATTTTTTAATGTTACTTCAGGAGCTTCTACGGTTAGGAGAGTGGGAACTGGATCTCAAAACTCAGACAGTTTTACAGTGACTACTAAAAGGTTTGATTTTGGTGCGCCAGAGCTACAAAAAAGATTTAAAAAAATTAATATAACCTATCAATCCGCATCTGCGCTAACAGTAGAAATTTATGCAGGGGAGGCGGGTACAGGATCATCTGTAACTGAAACATTAACCTTTCCTGTGAAAACCAGTATTGTAAATGTCAGTAAAGCTATGCGTGCAGTAGGAAAGACTTTAGTAGTAAAAATAACCTCTGCTTCTAATGAATTAAAATTAGAATCTATAGACATTGATTATGATGTGTTAGGGAGCAATCCATAATGGCTGATGTAACTCAAGATTTATTGTTTACGGAATTAGATACAAAGCAAGATACTTTGTTGCCATTAAAACATGGATTGTATTCTAGTGGAGAAGGCAATGATGGGGATATGTGTGTATGTATTAATAATGGGAAAAAAATATTTGGGGTTAAGTTTCAAGGAGAGTGGAATTATACTGAGTTAACTTTAGAATCGGAGACATTAGATAAAGGAATTATACATGAAGAGATTAATAATGACTTTGTATCCTTATTAAC